CTACTTGCGGTGGCTCAGCGCATTGCTCACCAGTCGCGATGTGATGTCGACGATCTGGATCATGCGCTCGTAAGGCATGCGCGTCGGTCCGATCACGCCCAGCGTGCCCACCACCTGCCCGTCGACCTCATAGTTGGCGCTGACGATGGAGAGTTCCTCGAACGGCACCACCTGGCTTTCGCCGCCGATGAAGATGCGCACGCCTTCGGCCTTGCTCGACACGTCGAGCAAGCGCATCAACTGCGCTTTCTGCTCGAAGAGCTCGAACGCGCGGCGCAACTGCCCCATGTCGCTGGAGAAGTCGGTCACAGCGAGCAGGTTGCGTTCGCCGGAGATCACGACATCATCTTCCTGCGCCTCGGTCAGCACTTCGGAACTCACCTGGACCGCCGCCTGCATGAGCGCGGCAATTTCGCCGCGCAGCTTCTCGACCTCGGACTGCAGGCGATCGCGCACCTGTTCGATCGTGAGACCGGCGTAGTTCGCATTGATGTAGTTGGAAGCCTCGACCAGCTGCGACTGCGAGTAGTCCGCTTCCGGAAAGATTACCCGGTTCTGCACGTCGCCATCGGGCGAGACGATGATCACGAGCAGTCGGTTCTCGGACAGCCGCAGGAATTCGATCTGCTTGAACACCGACGCACGGCGCGGCGCCATCACGACGCCCACGAACTGCGACAGGTTCGACAGGATGTTCGCCGCGTTGGCGATCACCTTCTGCGGCTGGTCAGGCGCGAGGCTCGGGGTACTCATCTGCTCCCGCTGCGCGGTCAGCATGGTGTCCACGAACAGGCGGTAGCCGCGATGGGTCGGGATACGGCCGGCCGAGGTGTGCGGGCTGGCAATGAGCCCCAGCGCCTCGAGGTCGGACATGACGTTGCGGATGGTCGCCGGCGACAGATCCAGCCCCGAAGAACGCGACAACGTGCGTGACCCGACGGGTTGCCCGTCGGCGATGTAGCGCTCGACGAGCGTCTTGAGCAGCAACTTGGCACGGTCGTCCAGCATTGCAAGATTTTAGTGTTGTACTTTGAAAAATTCGGAAAGCGACGGCGAACCTAGCTGAATCGTCTGTACCGCTGGCCGCCCCAACCTCTCCGCCCAACCCCATCCCTCACCAGCGCAGACCGGACCGCCGTAGGCGACACACCGAACATCAGCGCAATTTCTCCCAACGTGAAGCCAGCCCGATAGAGGATCGCAGCAACCCGCGCTTCCTCGCCAGTCACCAGCGGCTGACGGCCAAACAGCACACCACGAGCACGAGCGGCAACCCGGCCAGCCTCACAACGCTCCCGAATAATCGCCCTCTCAAGCTGCGCCACCGCACCGAGTATCTGCAAGACGAACTCGCCCATTGCTGAAGACGTGTCTATCGGCTCCGTCAACGACTTGACGGCACAACCAGCCAACTTCAGCCGGTCGAGCAGTTGCAAGAGGTCTTTGAGACTGCGAGCCAGGCGGTCGAGCTTGTACACCACCAACGTATAGCCAGGTCGCAACGACGCCAACGCCCTGTGCAACTCCGGGCGAGGACCTACGCCACTCGTTTTCTCGGCATAGATCGTTCGGACACCAGCGCCGCGAAGGGCGTCCAACTGCATCCGTGTTTCTTGCTCATTCGTGGAAACTCTCGCATAGCCAACAAGCATCCGCCCGCCTCACTCCGCGCTATTATTTTGATAGCTTAATGTATTACTTGAACTTCTGCTCGAGCAGACAGGCGGTAAGCTGCCGAGACCGACAAAAGCGAGGGGACCCATGGGCATTCAAGACAGAGAGTGGTATTGGAAAGACCGGGACGCCAAGGCACGTGAAGCGGCATCAAGCCAGGTCGCCAAGCAACCTACAGAACAGGACCCCGACGCGCTGATACGCCGGGTCAACGGACGACCTCCGAAGCTTTGGGGCAGTGATTGGCACTGGAGCATTCAACTGCTCGTGTGGTTGTGCATCGTGGTCCTACTGCTATCGATCTGGCGCATCGTTCGATAAGCCGGGTACAGGATGTGCGAGGGTCTTTCCCCCGCAAGCGGGTCCCCGGAATACCGCTTAGCAGTAAAGGGGGGGCAGACGACACGGCACGTAAGCGCGGCCCATTCGCTGTGCCCGGCGCGCGGCATCCCCGCAGGCGGGGCCCCTCCGCGCTTGGTGCTCGCTACCGGCCCGCTCACATGGTCGTGACACGAGGCGATGAAGCCTGAGGCGTAGACGACTGGGCGGGCGTGCGTCCGTCAGACCCATAGCCGCTGTTCATCACGATGGGCTTGTCAGGAGAGCCAGCCGTCCGCTTAGGCGCATCGCAGGTGATGGCCTTCGCCGACTTGCCCCACCGAAGGTAACCGGCGCAATCGGTGAGCGCTTGCCAGCGGTAGCCCGCAGCGATCAGATCCTCGCTCGTGACTGAGGACAACACCGAGCCGGACACCGACACGGCGAACGTGTACAGCGTGCGGCCTTTCAGCGTCATCATGCCGGTCAGGTGCAGTGACTTGCCATCGTAGGGCTCCGGATCGACCGCTTCGGCCTCAGGAACTAAAGCAGCAGCCCCCACAGCAGGTTTTCCCGGCGCGACCGATGGGCTGGCGGCCTCCCGATCCGTTATGCGCTTGATGGCCTCGTAATCAGTTTTGCCGTCTTCCTTGACCACGGCGCTCTTGAAGCCGGGTGCATTGTTCTTTGGCGGGGTGTCCCGCGAAAACATCCAGACGCACACAGCGACCAGGACGGCCGCCACACCCCACACCGCGCGGGTGACGCGCCGGAGCTTCACCGAGATAGGCGCCACGTCCGTTGCCCCGGATTCGAGCACGGAATTGCCCTGCGTGTGGCTGCGGTACAGGTTGAAGAACTGCGGCTCGTATTTGCGCAAGCCCTCTTGAATGACGGCGCCACGGTAGCCCGCATGCACCTTGCGGATGTAGTGGTCCGACTTGCCAAGCACGTCCGCCTTGCGGACCTTGATGACCATCGCCATAAGCTCCGCGATGTCCTGGCACATCTGGCGGAATTTCTGGGTTGCCAGCAGCACATCGACGTTGAAGTGGCGGTGCAGCTTGTACCACTCGATAACGGCCTTCTCGGTGCCGATCTTGGGCATCGCGACGTGGCATTCATCGATCATGAATTTCGGGCCGCGTCCAGTCTTAGGGTGGCGCCAGTCCGACCAATAGCACCAGACGGTGCCGAATGCGCGTGCGCCCTCAGGCGCGGGGTCTATGTGTCTATCGGCGAACAACTCGAACGCGTGGCCTTGGCCGGTGCCTGGATCGACGCGGTTAGGGTCCCACGTGCCGCGCACAGGCGCTGCAACGTACCGCAGTTCGATCAAATCGCGATAGGCCGGATCGATTGCCGCATACGTATCGACATTGAGCGGCAAATTCGTGATGACCTTGGTGCCCTCTTTCAGAGCTTCCAGCACCTGGAAAACGCAGGACTCGTAGCTCTTGCCAGAGCCGGGAATGCCTTCTAGCCCGTTGATCATGATCCCAACCTCGTGAACGGAATAACTTGCAGGATGAGGCGGATGCCGATGGCGGCCGCGATGATGGCGCAGCACGTTCCCACGCCGAGCAGCCCCATGATGTTGACGATCTCGCCGGGCAGATCGCCAGCCATGTTGACGTAGGGCTGTATGCCGGAAAGATCGATCGCGCCGATGGCCTTGACGACGATCTTGCAGACCTGTTCGAAGGGCCAGCAAGCCGCATCGCGCACGGCATCCCAGACCGCAACCCAGCACTTCACGAACAGTTGCCCGACCCACACGAGCACCGCCGCGATCTTGGCGAAAAGCATGGTGAAAGCTGCAGCCATGTCAGCCTCCGAAGATCAATGCGCGAGCGAGCAGGAGCGCACTCAAGATCAAAATCGCCTTCGCCACACCCCATATCCAGCACGGCGGCGCAACGTCATGCACGCCATAGGCGGCCCAGCTCGCGAGGTTGAAATTCATCGGCCAACTGGGGCAGGTTCCACCGTCGCCAACGTTGGGCATCAACTGCGAAGCCAGTTGCACCAGGGAGGTGTTTTTGAACTGGTCCTTGTACTCGTCGTAGATGCCCTCCATGCCCTGCGGATACTTGCGCGTGTAGAGGTCAGGCACTGGCGGCAGCGGTGAATCAACAGGCGCTTCGTCGGTCTCTTTAGGCGGTCCGCTTGTCGTCGTGCTGCTGACCACCTCACCCGCTGAATTGCGCGTCACGCTGTTGGTGATCTGATTCACCGTGATCGTGTCACCTGCATAGGTGTAATTGATGACGGTTGTGTTTGTCGTCGTCAGCGTCTGGCCGTTGCTCGTCGTCTGTGACGTGGTGACGCTGGAAGGCGACTGCGCAGGACCCTCAACCGCTAGAGGCTGATCCATGTCAAATTGCCCGCCCTTGTCGGCGTAGTCGCGCATCGCGTCCCAGACCTTAGATGCATTGCCCGGGAGCTTGATCGCGTCCTCCAGTTTTTGCTGCGCTTGGTCCGTTGTGATGGGGCGATAAGTCACATCGACAACCTGGGGTTCAGTGTGGCACGTGCCATCCGACCAAACATACTTTCCCGCAGCGCAGCCCGATGAGCGACGCTGGACAAAAGCGCCTGTGCCATTCGTGACGTAGGCAACAGGTTGACCAGCGCCGTTGTAAGACCACAGATCGACCGCACACGACCCGTAGTCGCCGCCAGTGCTGGGGAGATACCTCCAATTGTGCTTACCGAAATTCGAAGGCGTGCCAGGACTGTCCGGCCCATTGCATGACTGCTCTTTCGAAGAATGCCATCCGGTGTTCGGATGCCCGAAGTACTCGTAGCCGTCACTCTTCAAAGGCGGGGCGCCAGGGACACACTCCTCCCACGCACCGCTCTCCGTCAACTGCATGTGACCGCCCATCAAGCGCACACATGCTTCTTCTGCCAAGCGCTTGAACGCCTCACCAGCAAGATACCCGCCAACGCCACCACGAAGGGCCTTGCCGATATTTGCGGGCGTCAACACACCTTTGACCTTCGCCTTGTCAGGAGGGATATCCGGGAGCTTGAACGGCATTTCGGACAGCCGCTCGAAGTCGCTTTTTCCACCGCTCAAGTTCGCGGGACGATTCAGCAACTCGCCGAAGGTGCCGCCCGTTGGCGTTACCGTCCCTCGCGCCGTCGTCGGACCAGTGCGACCGATGCCGAGGCCGGAATTTCTGTTGATCTGCGATGCAAGGACAGAGCCGCAGCACAACATCAACACGCAGACACTGAGGATGCGCCACAGCTTCATGGCGCGGCCTTAAAGCCCGCAACAAAGGCGAGCGCACCCATGGCCCCAATCAGGAGAATGATCGCCCAAAATAGGGCCAGGAGTGCGCCTGCCAGCATGGTCTTAGACCTTGCGGATGACGCGCTTGGACACGTCCGGACCCTTCATCGTCAGCGCGATAGCCACGATGATGACGCACAGCGCCAGCACGGCCGCGGCCACGCCTTCGAGGCTCACTTCGTTGAGCAGTTGCACGATGGGATTCGTGGAGGTCTGCGCGAATGCGCCGACCGATGCCGTACCGGCCACGACCGATGCGGCCAGCTTGGCGCCATGCTTGCGAGCGAAGGTGTATGCGTTTTTGAACATGATGATTCCTTGAAAAGTTGAGTTGAAAAATGGCATCGAGAAAACGACACCCGGAAGGCCTGCACGCAGGACTGCCGGCTAGTCAAACCTTCCGGATGTGTGCAATCGCCAAGGCCGTTCCAAAGCCGATGAGCCAGAAGCCGAAGACCGCAGCGAAGCCCCAGCCGAACACGTAGAGCAGCGTCTCCGGCGTGATGCCCAGGGAGGTGAAGTCCACGGTTTCGAGGAAGGGCAGCGATGCGACGTTTCCGACCGGGCAAGGGTCAGCGTCAACGGTGCAGACGAGGTAGCGCATCAGGCGGATGGGTACACGTCTTCGACGGACTGCGGGCCTTCGCATTCAGGGCAAACGATCCCATCGTTAAAGGGGTGCTCTTCCCACTGCGTGTAGGGAATCTGAGCACCGCAATGGATGCACTCACCAAGTGGATCGAAATCTTCGTCTTCCATAGCCTTAGGCCTCCTCGTTATCGTCTTCGAACGCATCAGCGAGATCGGCGAAGCCGCATTGCTGACACACCAAAACGCCGATGGCGTCGTCGTACAGGTCATCAGGCGAATCCAATTCGCCCGAGCCACACTCAGGACACTTCATCTCCTACCTCCCAATCCCTAAGAGTTTGAAAATCGAGCCCACAAGGCGCGATGCAATCGAGCCCAGGACCCGGCGAACGAAATAGCGAAACATGGCGGCTCAGTGCAGCGTCACGCGTTCAGGCAGCCAAGAGAACGGGCCTGCGGCCTCGACTTGACGCGGGGTGCTCCGCACTCGGATAAAGCTAGAAAAACCGCCGCCTGTTGGTGCGAACTCAGACGCGAGAAACTCGCCGGTCTGAGCATTGAGGTAGCCGCCTCCCTCCGCAGGTCGGAAGTGGTCGGAGACCGAAGCATTGCCCTGCACATACGCAGGCCACAAAACCCAGCGCTTGAAAGCAGCACCAGCTTGATCAAGGCCACCCACACCAGAGATTCGAGCGCCACGGGGGAACCCTCCAATTGATTTGCTTTCGAGCTTGCTGGCGTACTTCATGAGGTAGCCAATGGGCTGGGTTGCCTTCTTGGTGTTGGATGCACCGTGCGGCCACCACGCGGCCTGATAGGTGCCCTTGACCTTGCGACGGCGGTCTGCATACGGCATGGAGACACCGTCAGGCAGGAAGAAGATGCAGTGGTAGTGCAGGACACCACGGCCAATGCCATCGGCGCGCTTGGTGCCATCCTGAATCTCTGCGACCCATACGTAGCGCAGGCGCTGGCCGGGGCAACGGTCCTTGAACCATTCGCGAACCTTGCGGATGTAGTCGGAGACGTGGCGCGGCTTCCAGAGCGTCTGGCCAGTGCCGCCGTCCTTCTTGTCGGCGTAGGTCAGCGTCACCATCACGTTATTCGTGGGCGGTGCCTCAACCAGATTCATCAGGCACTTGGCGCCGACGCCAATGGCTTTGCGAAGGCGGGTGACACGCGCTTGCGCGCGGTCGATGGTGATGCACTGCTCTGCCCAACGCATGGCGGTTGGGAGAGCCGCAAAACCACTTGTTGATACTGAGACAAGCCCGCGCGCTGCGCGCGCTTCTGCAGACTCGAAATCGCGAGCGGTCTGGCGCTGCGAGAACGCACGAAGCGCCTCCATCGAGAATGCGCGCGCGGCGTTGACTTCGTGCTGACGGGCGCCGAGGTAGCTCATGCGCAAGCCCTCGCGACTTCAACCAGCCAGGCAGCGAACGCGGGCGGCGTGCGTTCACGCTCGGGCCGACCCATGCGCTCGATGGTCGTGAACGTGGGAGCGTTCTCGACATAGGGAATCTCGGGCACCGGCCCAACGATGTAGAGCGAGGTGGCCTTCGGTGCGCGATGACCCCACCAGCTTTGCAGCACAGGCACCAGCACGCCGCCGTGCGAGTCGCGCATGCCGAAGCCGAGACATCCGGTTTCGCGCCAGAGCTTGGAGGTAGACGGATGCTCAAGCACGCCGCCGTTTTCGCGAACCTTGGCCATGGCCCACAACGCCAAGTCGCGTTCGCCTTCGCGAGGCTTTGCCCACTGAGCGAAGTTGCCCCACGACCGGCACGGAGGATGGAACACGCCAGGGCAACCACCTTGCCACGTCAGAGCGTCGCGCTCGAAGTCGTAGCAGTCAACGCCGAGCGCAGCGTAATGGTTGGTCTTGCGCACGAAGAGAGCAGCGACGTTCACAGCGTGGCCTCAATCAGCGATGCGGCCAGCACACGCACGTTGCGCGCGATGACCTGTTCGTAAGGGGAGAGAGAACGAAGCTCGCCCCCGTCACGGGCTTCGAGCCAGTAACGAAGGCGGAGAAAGGCGCGGGCTTGCGTGCTCATCGGCACACCTCGCGAAGCTCGCGGCGAATGTCGATCACGAGCCAGCAGACGATGGCAAAGCAGATCGCGACGTTCACGATGAGCGTCGGCCAGGGAGAGACTTCGACACCGTTCATAGACCTGCCGCGTTGCGCGTGATGAGCCCGATGAGGCCAAGCACCGTCAGCGTTGCGCCAACAGCGAAGATCGCGACACCGATCCAACCCCACCACTTCACAGCGACTGCCCTCCCATGGGCACACCGCGTTGCGTGTAGGTCAGATCGATGGCCGTGACGCCTTCGTCCACGGTGGCCTCGATGCTCAGGCCGTCATAGCCGTCCTCGACTGCCGCTTTAAAGGCTGCTTCGACAGCAGCCGACAAGAGGGCAAGCCGGGCGGCGTGCAGCGCGTCAGGGGTGACGTGCGACATGGCGAACTCAGGCGTTCGACTTGGGGGCGGGCTTGATGGCGACCAGACGCGGCGAAATCGCAAGATTGCCGGTGCGGTCCACGTAGAGGCTCGACGGAGCCAGGGTGTATTCGCCGGGCGGGTGGAACAGCGCGGCGCCGTCCTTAGGGTCTTTTTCCAGAATGATCTCGACCTTGGTCGGGTACGGATCGGGGTTGCCTTGACGGTCGGCCAGGTGGAGCCAGACGGTCTGGAAGTTGAGGCTGTAGGGCTTGCCGGTGGCTTTGGCGTTGCCGCTTTGGTTGCGGACTTCGGTCGACGTTACCGAGATGCGGATCATGGATTTACTCCTGTTGACGTTACTCAATGTGAATAACGTTGCGGAGCCTACCGTTTCTACACCTTGTATAACAAGTGCCAGCCTATACTTTCCTCACGTTGTGTAACGGTTATACAACATGAGGAATTCATCCATATGCAAACGACGTTGAACCTGCTAGATGCCGCCATCAAGGTGCAAGGCCTGTCCGACTGGGCAGCACAACTCGGCCTCTCGAAAAGAGCGCTCTACACAGCCCGCGACCGTGGACACCTCTCGCCCGCCATCGCAGGAGCGCTCGCCGAAGAACTCGGCCAGGACGCAAAAGAGTGGATCGTGGTCGCCGCGCTCGAATCCGAACGCGACAGCGCATGCAAAACACGCATGGTCAAACGAATGGGCAAGGTTTTGATGTTGTAA